ATGCGGTCGCTGATCGCCCCCACGGCGAAGCAGGAGCAGGAGTTCAAGGCCCTGGGCATCTCCTCGGACGAGGTCCGGACCAAGCTGTCCACGGTCGGCCTGGCCGGGACGATGCAGTTCCTGGCCGAGACCGCGAAGAAGGTCGGCCCGAACGTCCTGGACCAGGAAGCGGCACTGAAGAAGCTGATGGGCACCGCGCCCGGCCTGAGCGTGGCGTTGATGACCACCGGCGAGAACTTCGACTCGACCACCGCGGCTATCAAGGGCATCAGCGGCGCCAGCGCCGATGCACAGGGCAACGTGAAGGGCTTCTCCGAGGTCCAGGGCACCCTGGCGTTCAAGGTGGCCGCAGCGAAGGCCTCCTTCGATTCGCTGATGATCGAACTGGGCCAGAAGTTCATTCCGGTCCTGAAGGACCTGATGGACTGGATGGGCCGGAACCACGACGTCGTGGAGAAGGTCGTCGAGGTTCTTGCCGCGCTGGTGATCGGGCTGGCGGCGTACTCGCTGGCGACGAAGGCCGCGGCCGCCGCGACAGCCATCTTTGAGGCTGCGTCGGCGGCGCTGACGGCCGCGCTTGAGCTGGACCCCATCTTCCTGATCATCACGGGCCTGGTTGCGCTGGGTGTGGCGGTCTACGAGCTGGCGACGCACTGGAAGACAGTGTGGGCCGACGTCAAGAAGGTGGCCGAGGACGTTGGGAAGTTCCTGTCGAGGATCTGGGGCGACGTCAAGACCGACGCCGCACAGATCTGGGGCGACGTCCTCGGCGTCATCAAGGGCATCTGGGGCGGCCTGGTCACGGCCTGGAACGACAGCGGCGGGAAGGTCGTCGCGGCGATTCACGACGCCTGGGAGAAGATCGCCACCTCGGTTGCCGAGGAGTGGCACCACATCACCGGCGACCTGGCGTCGATCTGGGCCAACCTGACCCAGCTGTGGAACGACACCGGTGGCAAGCTGGTCGGGGTCGTGCGCGACGCGATGGACTTCATCTACGGCGGCGTGATCAAGCCGGCATGGGATCTGGTCGTCGGCTACTTCGAGATGCAGCTCCGGATTATCGAGGGCGTCGCGGAGGCGTACTGGGACACGATCGTCGGCGTTTTCAGGCTGGCCTGGGATCTGGTCGTCGGGGTTGTGAAGGTCGGCTGGGATCTGGTGGTCGGCTATGTGAAGGCCGAGTTCGACATCGTGAGCGGCCTGTTCAAGGCCGGCTGGGACGTCATCCTCGGCATCGTAAAGATCGCCTGGGACCTGATCAAGGCGGCGATCAACGTCCCGCTGGACCTGATCAAGGATCTGCTGCAGGGCTTCATGGACCTGGTCACCGGCAAGTGGTCGAAGCTGTGGAAGGACTGCAAGCAAACCGCCGCTGACCTGTGGCACAACATCGAGTCCCTCATTGGCGGGGTCCTGGGTGACATCAAAACCATGGTCGCCAGGGGTGCAAGCGACATCTGGAACGGCTTCAAGTCCGGTGCCGAGGCCGCGCTGGGCGGGATCAAAAAGGCCGTCGGCGACGTGAAGGACACCGTCGTCGGGTTCTTCAAAGACGCTGGGACCTGGCTATACAGCGTCGGCAAGGACATCATCCAGGGCCTGATCAACGGCATCGGCGACATGGCAGGCGGCGTCGGCAGCGCCATCGGCAGCATCGGCTCGCAGATCTGGAGCAGCGTCAAGAGCCTGAACCCGTTCGCCCACGGCGGCGAAGTCGGCGCGGCGGCCACCGGCGGCGACCGCTCGGGCATGGTCCTCGTCGGCGAGCACGGCCCGGAGATCGTGCGCCTGCCGACCGGCTCCACGGTGCGCTCCAACCCCGACTCTATGGCGGATCTGGCCGGCTCCGGCGGCGGCAGCGCCTCGGTGATGCTGGAGTGGGTCGGCCCGCAGGGCGACGCCCTCTTCGAACTTTTCAAGCAGTGGATCCGGGCCCGTGCCGGCACCGGACCGAACAGCGTGCAGCAGGCCCTCGGACAGACCTGGTAGGAGACGACGTTGAGCTACAAATGCTGGAACGTACCGATGCCCACGACGGCGCCACCGACGCCGGTGGCGACGGGCACCGCGGTGAAGACGATGCTTCAGCTGGCCACGCCGTCCACCCGGCAGATCCAGCTGATCTCGTGGGGCTACACTCTGTCGGGCCTGCCCGGCGCCGCCGCCACCATCGAGCTGATCCAGACCGATGTGGCCGCGACCGTCACTGCGCACGTCGCCTCCGGCATCGTTCTGCAGAACGACCCGAACGGCCCGGCATCGCTACTGACGCTGGGCGCGGCGGCCACCGGCTATACCGCGTCCGCCGAGGGCACGATCACCGCCACGCGGCTGCTCGACTGCGACCAGATCCCGGCCGCCTCGGGCCTGGTGCCGCTGGACTACGACTACCAGTGGATGCCGGACGAGCGGCCTCTCATCCCCATCTCCAAGTTTCTACGGATCCGGGCGAACACGCCGACCTCGGGTGTGAACATGCTGTGCTGGATCTGCTGGAACGAGCTGTAGGTCGCTGCGATGACGTCCACCGCTCCTCTGGCCGCCGGCTGGGCCCGAAGGCTCGGCCGGCGCGATGTCGGCTGGCTGCCCACGGGCGCGCCATCGGCCGGGTCACCGCCGATCCAGGGGCCAGACGATCCGATCGGCCTGATGGTCGAGCTGTATATGGGCGCGTTCGGCTGGGTGGACGTCTCGGACCACGTGTACTACCGCAACCTGCTTCGTGTCAGCCGGGGCCGGTCGAACGAGACGTCGCAAACACCGCCGCAGACGTGCGGGCTGACGCTGAACAACCGCGGCGGCCTGTTCACGCCGCGGCTGGCCACCGGCCCGTACTACGGTCTGATCGGCCGGAACACGCCGATGCGTGTCTCACGCACCTGGAACGGGGTCCGGTTCTACCGGTACTGCGGCGAGGTCCCGTCGTGGCCGACGACCTCGGACATCACCGGCAAGGACGTGTACGAGCAGATCTCCGCGGCCGGGCCGTTGCGGCGCATCCAGCAGGGCTCGGCGCCGCTGCGTTCGCCGATGGAGCGGGCCTACACAAGCGGCTTCACCAGCTCCCTGGTGACGGCGTACTGGCCGTGCGAGGACCCTGTCGGATCCACCCAGTTCGCCTCGGCACTTTCCGGCGGCCTGCCGATGACGTTTGCTGTGGGGGCGCCGACGCTGTCCTCCAGTACGGCCTTCGCATGCTCGGCGCCGTTGCCGCAGGTGAACGGTTCGTCGTGGACGGCTCCGCTGCTGCCGTACGCCAACACGACGGCGAACGTGATGCGGTTCCTGATCTCAATCCCCGCCGGCGGTGACCAGGCTGGGGAGATTGCTTTCCTGACTACGAACGGGACCGTCGCCAGTCTGCAAGTCGCCTACGACAACATCAGTGGCGGGACGCTGTCGCTGTTGGGAAAGGACGCGTTCGGCAATACCCTGTTCGGTTCCGGCGGCGGCGGGGCGAACCTGAACGGCACCTCGTTCCGGCTCTCGATCGAGCTGATTCAGAACGGGGCGAACATCACGTGGGCGCTGGTGATGCTGGCCCAGGGGGCGACAGGTGCTTTCGTCCTCCTCAGCGGTTCCATCGCCGGGACGGTCGGCAACGCCACGAGCCTGACCGTGAACAACCACATCGCCACCGCCCCCGTAGGGGTGCTCACGACGTCCATCGGCCACGTGTCCTATCAGCCGACGTGGGACTCCCTGTATGACCTGTTCGGCGCGTTGAACGCGTGGTCCGGCGAGCCGCCGGACGCCGTGCAGCCGAACAACAGCCTGTATTCGACGTCCCGCTTCACCCGGCTGTGTCTCGAGCAGAACATCAACCCGGTGGTGGTCGCCTCGGCATCAGGGTTCGACAACGACCCGGGCCCGGGCTCCCCCGTCGGCATGGGTGCCCAGTCGATCGACACGTTCTCATCGCTGCTGCAACAGGTTCCGGACACCGCCGCGAGCGTGATATTCGAACCGCGCGACCAGGTCGGCATCGGGATACGGACCCGCGCCTCCATGTACAACCAGCCTGCGCGGCTGACCCTGGACCACTCGCAGCACCACCTGGCTGCCGCGCTGTCCCCGGTTGATGACGACCAGCAGGTCCGCAACGACGTCATCGTCTCCCGCATCAACGGCAGCTCGGCCACGCTGGTGCAGACCAGCGGTCCGCTGTCGGTCCAGGCGCCCCCGGCCGGTGTCGGCGACTACCAGACGCAGTACCAGTTGTCCCTGGCATCCGATGCCCTGCTCGCCGACGCCGCCGGCTGGCGGCTGCATCTGGGGACCGTAAACGAGCCACGGTACCCGCAGATCAGTCTGAACCTGCGGCACCAGAGCTTCACCAGCAACACGGACCTGATGAACGCCGCGCTCACGCTTGACATCGGCGACCGCATCGTCATCGTCAACCCGCCGCCGGAGCTGCCGCCGGATCCGATCTCGCTGATCGTGCAGGGCTACACCGAGACGCTCGGGATCTTCGAACACAGCATGGTGATCAACTGCTCTCCGGAGTCGCCGTACGAGGTCGCGATCCTGGAGGATCCCGTGCTCGGACACGCCGACACCGACGGCTCGACGCTGGCCAAGGACTACCCGCTCGGCACCGAGACCACGATCCAGGTGGCCACGACGGGCGCGGCGACCGGCTCGCCGCTGTGGACGACGAACGCCGGGGACTTTCCTTTCGACATCGCGGTGGGCGGTGAGCGGATGACGGTCACGAACATCACCGGCGCGGCCTCCCCGCAGACCTTCACGGTGACGCGGTCGGTGAACGGCGTGGTGAAGGCGCAGCCCAACGGAACCGACGTGAGGCTGTGGCAGCCCATGATCTTGAGCATGTGATGGAGAGCTGATGGGCGTTCCCTTCTTCGCGGGCCAGCGGGTGCTGGCGTCCGACCTGAACACCGCGACGCAGCAGGCCGCGTGGTCCTCGTATGCGCCGCTGTGGACGTCTAACGGCACGGCGCCCGTGCTCGGCAACGGCACGATGATCGGCTACTACGCCAAGGTGGGACGCCTGGTCACGGCCAAAATCGAGCTGAACAGTGGATCCACCACCACCTTCGGGACCGGCTACTACTCGTGGACGCTGCCGATTGTCGCCGCGGTCACCGGTGTCCCGACCAACCAGATCGCACACTGCGGCAGCATGGGCATCTCCACCTCGGGCTCCGGAACCTTCTACACCGCGACCTCTTTCATCTCCCAGGGAACGCCCGGAAATGTCAATGCGCTGATCAACGGCAGCGCCAACTTCATGGGCGCGGCGAACCCGGCCGCTTTCAGCGGCGCGGGCGTGCAGTTCCAGATCACCATCACCTACGAGTCGGTGTCCTGATGGGTCGCCACTTGATCCGCCACCTGGCTCGCGGGTTCGTTGCGGCTCTGCTGGTACTCGGTTTCGCGGCCAACAGCCCGCAGCCTGTACGGTTCGTGGCCCCGGTGACGGAACCGGCCACGGCGGCAACCGGCTGGACCTCGACGTGGAACGCTGCGCTCGGCTACGCGCCGGCCGTCGGCGGCTGGAACAACCAGACCTTGAGGATGGCGGTCCGGACCAGCCTCGGCGGCGACCAGCTCCGGCTGCACCTGTCCAACCGCTTCGCCTCGGCACCGGCCGTCATCGGCCACGTCACCATCGGCACGCAGATGAACGGCGGCAGCACGCTGGAGCCGGCGCCGCTGGACGTGACCTTCGGCGGGTCAACGGCGCTCACGCTCGGCCCCGGCGCGTCGGCGGTGTCGGACCCGATCCCGCTGGCGACCGCGCCGGCAACGAGGCTACTCGTCAGCATCTACGTGCCCCCGGGCGCGAACATGGTGACGAGTCGCCACGACGTCGCCATGGAGACGAATTTCAACTCCAACGGCGGGGATGCGGCCTCGTCGCAGTACTACCCGACGTCGAATACGTTCGGCTTCTACGC